GTTGTCACTTGATCATCCGGATGTTTTAGTAACTCCTGAGAATGTTAAAACTGTAATGGTAGGACATCTTGGAGAAGAGATTATAGTGGATCAGTTTGGAGGTCGAGTAGCCAGTAATCTTACTATATCTGTAAAAGATGCTATTGATGATGTTCAGGATGGGAAGAGAGCCATTTCTGCCGGATATAGAAGTGATATTGTTATGCAATCTGGTGTTTACAATGGTGCTCCTTATAATGCAAAACAAACAAAAATAAGATATAATCATGTGGCTGTAGTTGATAGAGGAAGAGCAGGGGATGCTGCTGTAATGCGAGTTGATGCTTATCAGGCTCCTCCTGGAACTACTAAGCCGATTGTTATTAAGGATACTGCAGGAGTTAATCCTCCTGTAAATATAAACGAGGGGGAGAATATGCCCGAAAATTTAAAAGTCGTCAAGATTGATAATGTCGAATACCAAGCAGAAGCCCCGGTAATCGCTCATTATTTCAAAATTGACGAAGCTCTTAAAAAGAGCAATGTGGAGCTTGAAACTGTGACTAAGAAATTAGATACAGTTACTGCAGATCTTAGTGCCCGTGAGGGAGAAAGAGACGCAGTACAGGCAAAACTCGACACTGCAGAAGAAAAACTGAAGAATGCTATTCAGTTAGATCAGCTTGATGGTCTTTTCGAAGCCAGAAGTAAGTTGGATGCTGCAGTAATAAAAGCCGGTATTGAAGATGCCGACAAGATGGATGTGATGGCTAAGAAAAAAGCCATTATCGCAAAAGCTTTTCCCAAAGTAGTTTTGGATGAAAAGGATGATGCATATGTTGAAGCTATGTTTGATGCAGCAGTGACAAACTTAGATGAAGCAGATGATACCCTGGACGACAATCTTACTGCTGGAGCTGATCACAAGGATGGTGAGCTCAAACTGGTTGAGGGCGAGATTAAAACCGATGCGGAAAATTGGTTACAGCTCGTTAATATCAGTAAGAAAAAGAGGGGGGCCTAATGTCTATGTATGGAAATATTAGCCAGCTCTCTGCTGGTAATTTGTTTGGGGCTCAGATAGGAGCTGTTACAGAATCATTTGTAGCCCGTGAACTGATTAAGTTCGGCATGTGTGCTTTTGGGTATAAGGGTGATCCTGATAGTGCTATGAATATTCATATCGATAAAGTTGTAATGACTTACGATATTGATTTCACTGCTGGTAATGCTGTTACTATTAACTTCACTGTTAATGGTTTGGTTATGGCTGAACAAGCTTTTCTTACTGATCATGATACTACAATGCAGCTTATGCTTGTAGCTCTTCAGGCTCTTAACTCTGAATGGCAGGTTTCGGTAACTGGTAGGGTATTTACCATTATCACTCCTGGAGAAACAACTTCTGCTTCTACTGTAGTAACAGGTTCAACACCTCCTGTAGGTACTCCTGTTCTTTCTCAGTCAGCTGAAATGGTTGTTCTTGGTCCTGTAGTTAAAGCACAGAAAGCTCCTACAGCAACTCTTCTTAGTGACGAAGGTTATGAAGATGGAGAGGCTCTTGAGGCTTTGGTGGACGGTTATGCAGTTGTCATCGTAGATGATATTGCTAATGTGACAGTAAATGAACCGGTTTATGTTATTAAATCCGGTGCAGATGCTGGTAAGTTCACCGGAACAGTTGGAAGTAACTTGGCATTGAATGCCGCCTTTGCTTTTGTAGCAGATGGTGTGCAGAATTTGGCAGTTATTCGAATCGATAATATGAAGAAAGCAGTGAGCTAAGGAGATAATATGCCCGAAAGATTAGATAGTAGCCAGCTGCTTTTTTTTACACGGCAGCTTGAGATCATAAAAAGATCTCAGTACAATGAGAAGAATAAACTCCTTTATGGAGCTTCTCTAATTCCTGTAGACCCTGAAGTAAGGGGAGAGGGAATTGAAACAGTAACATACCGAAGTTACTCACGAATCGGTGTAGCCTCTTTTATTGGAGACTATGGTGGAAGTATTCCTCGTGCTGATATGTTTGGTACAGAGGTTTCTGCCCACATTAAACGACTTGCGTCATCTTATGGTTATTCGATCTTTGAGATCAAAAAAGCCATGAGAGCTGGTGTTAATCTTAAATCCGGAAGAGCAGATGCTGCTTTCAGAGCAGTAGCTGAAAAGGTTGATTACATTATCTGGAATGGTGATGTTAAAAGAAATCTTCAGGGTTTTCTTGATTATCCTGGTATTCAGGAGTATGCAACACCTGATGGTGCCACAAATGATCCGGAATGGAGTACAAAAACTCCTGCTGAAATTTATGCAGATATGCGAGCTATGGTTAAGACTCCTTACATCAACACCAAACAGATTGAAAAACCTGATACTCTTCTTCTTCCTACAGAACAGTTTGAGCTGATTAAAGATATTCAGTTTTCAACTGCTTCAGATCTTACTATTATGGAGTATTTCAAAAGAAATAATCCTGATGTAACTGTTCTGTCTATTCCTGATTTGGAGGGAGTAGGTGATGGTAGTTCTGATAGAATGATTGCGTATGTGCGTGATGCTGATCACCTTACACAGTTGTTCCCAGTTCCTACCAAACAGGAAAGAGAATTTCAGGAAACTCCTTTCACTTATGTGATTCCTGTATGGGCTGAACATGGTGGAATTATAATTTATTACCCTCAGAGTGTTATTTTTGCCGATAACATATAAGAGGATGCACACCCTGCTATTTGTAGGGTGTGCTCATTTACACAAGGAAGGTATTTATGATTATTGATTTTAAGAAACCTAATGCCGGTGTTTTGACATTACCTATACCTACGAAAAAGGTTAAGGGCCAGAAAGGTGTTAATGCTGGAAGAAATGCTTCTCATCGAAAACAGAAAACTATAACACTTATTCCAGGGATAAATGAAATGCCTGATGAAACATGGAATCAGGTGAGAGAACTTAAGAAAATTAAGTATTATCTTGAGGCAGAGTATATTGTTGTAAAATATGCTGTAGAAAAGAAAGATGCCAAAGATAAAGTGATAGCTATTGAAACTGAAAAAAAGTTTGGAGAACTTGAAAGTGAAGAGCAGGAAGCTCTTGTAAAGAATACTTTTGATTTAAAACTTTTGACTCAATGGCGTAGAAAAGGAAATGATTTCCTTAAGGGTGTGATTGATGATCAGAGAGAGTTAATCAAAAACCCAAAAAAAGATGAAGAAGAATAAGAGGTAAATAATGGGACTCTCAGCTTCACAAATAGTTCAAACATATCCAGGTATTAAAGATGATGTTGATATAGAAACTTATATTGCATTAGCTCGGTTAAAAACCTCATCTGCTTATTATGGTACCAAGTATGAATTAGCTGTGTCATTGAGAGCTGCCCATGATATAACTCTTTCTAAACCGGAGTTGTATAGTACATCTTCAAGTAAACGTGGTGCTCAGGCCAGTAGAAGACAGCAGGATTTATCTGAGTCTTTCTATCCCAGTACTCCACAATTTGCTGGTGGAGGGGTTAGTGCCGGTTTAAAATTATTGGCTACTACTTCATATGGACAATTACTTTTACAGTTAATGTCAATGTCTAATACTTCTATGAGTGTTATTGGAGCTTCTGCTTTAATGGTATCTGGGAGTTAACTAATGAGTTTTAAAGTAGTTCAAAAAGGTGATTCCCTTCAAGCTATAATTAAAAATATTGATAAAATGACTAAAGATCATGTAGAGGTAGGTCTCTTTTCAAAAGGAGCTGGCAAAAATATGGATAAAAACTTTGCTATGCGAATGGCTCATTTTGAAAAAGGTTCTGCAAAAGCTCATTTACCATCTCGTCCAGTATTTAAAACTACTTTAAATGATCGAAAATCTGAAGTAGCACAATATATGAAATTTTTATATAGTGAACTTTTGAAAGGTAATATGTCTCGGAAAGAAATTTATAATTTATTAGGGAAGCGATATACTCAATTTTTAAAAGATCAATTTATAAAACGAACATTTGCTCCTCTTTCTGAAAATTATAAAGTCCGTCCCAGTGGTAGAGCAGTAACACCTAATAGCACTCCTTTATTAGATACTAATAAAATGAGAAGTAAAATCACACATAAGGTGGTGATGTAATGTCTTTATTTTATAAAACCACAATTCAAAGAAAAGAAGTAAATCAGAGCTTTGTAAAAGGGAAACCTTTAACTGACTCTGCACCTATAACAACTTTCCAAGGAAATATTCAGCCTTATAAAGGTCAGGTTACAGTAGAACAAACTGAGGGGGTTCTTACTTCCGGTTTAATGGTTGTTTTTTCGGAAGAGAAACTCAATATTCCTACTCCAAACGCCTCTACTAAGGGCACCTACGTACTTTACCATGATAACTGGTATGAATGTATCAAAGAGCTTGATTGGAGTGATCAGAAGGGCCCTTTTGCAGATTTAAGTTATTATCGTTATATAATTGTATGGAGAGAGGTTGATGCATGACATTAGATGAATTGTATGAACATGTCTATGATTTGCTCTCTCTAATATTTACTGCTGAAGAATTAACAGTTAAACTTTTTCAATCAGATACTGGGTTAGCATTACCGGTAACAGATGATCCTTATATTGTAATAGGTTATACTCCTACAATTTTAAAGAAAACAGGAGCTTCTACTTCCGGAGATATTCATGATCCAAGTACAGAAGATCCTCCATTGGTAGATCTTCCTTATTTGGTAAGATTTACTCCATATGAAGGTGAAGTAGAAATCAGGCAAGTTAATGGAGATGGAGAGTTCTTAAAAATAGTATTATCAGCTTTAGAAACTGTTTATGTTACTGAATTTTTATCGGCTTTAGGTTTAGGAATCAAAGATGTGGAGATACCAATAACATCTATTCCTTTTCGAATTAATAATAAACCGCATAAAGAAAGTATTGTATCTCCGGTCTTTTCCTTTTATGATAGTATGAGAGAAGAGTTACCATGGATAGAAGATGTGAATATTGCTGGAGCAATTGATAATGAAGATGGTAGTGAAACTAGAATTTTGGAGATCACTAAAGATTCAGTGACTCCATAAAAATAACGTTTAGGAGGTTATTATGTCTGAAGTTAAAGACATTGTAGCGGTAAATATTACTCGTGAAACACGATATCCTACGCAGTTAGGATTTGGAAGTGGTGCAATTATTTCTGAGTTTACCCCTGGAAGTTTGAATAACCCTATGTTGGGGGGTAATAGGTATCAATTATATCCACACACAACAGCTATGACAGAGGATGGATGGGCTATCACTGATTTGGAATATCGGGCTGCTGTGGCTTATTTCAGTCAGAATCCTAATCCTGGAACATTCATGGTGGGAAGAAAAGATGCAGGAGATGCTAATTGGACGGCAGCTTTGAATGCTATCAATGCTGTTTATACTGATTGGTATGCTTTTACAATCAAATCATCTACAGAAGCAGATATTTTAGAAGTTGCAGCATGGGCTGAAACTCAAGTGAAAATATTTGGCTATACTTCTGCAGAAAAAGCAATCATAGGAATTCAAGTAGCTTTGGCTGCTGGTTTTTTTACCAGTGGAGCATTAGGAACTTTAGCTGCTTTTCAGGCAATTACTGATGGTGAATTCATGATTGCAAAAGATGGAGCTGCTGCTGTTGAAGTAGATGGTATTAATATGTCATCGGGAGCTACTGCAGGTTTATGGGTTACAGGCATTGTAGCTGGTAAAATGGCGGCTTTTCAACTTGTGACGGATGGTGAATTTGATGTTACATTAGATGGTGGATCAGCAATACCTGTAGCAGCTATTAACTTAACTACAGGAACTACCTGGGCAGGTATGGCAACTCTTCTTCAGACTGCAGTAAGAGGTGAAACTGGCTTAGAAGCTGTAACTGTAGTTTATGATTCTGATTCCGGAAGATTTATTTTCGGAAGCGACAGTACGGGAGCTAGTTCAAGTCTTTTAGTAGAAATAGCAGCAGCACCTGCAGGAACTGATTTAACTGCAGCTGCTTATTTTGATGGTGGAGATGAGACAGAAGGAACTGATGCAAGTCTACCTGCTGATATGGCTGCAGTTGCTACAGCATTGGAAGCAGCTATTACAGCTGCAGGAGTAACTGGTGTTACAGTAGCTTATACTGACAGTAGAATGGTTTTTACCAGTGATACTACAGGTAATTCTTCAAGTATAGTTATTTCAGCTGTTGTTTCTGGACCTGGAACTGATCTTACAGGATCCTCTTACTTGAATGGTGGAATTTCTACATTGGGAACAGCTCTTGGTAATACACCGGGAACAGATGATTTAGCTACTCAATTAAAAGCTTTAGGATATGATCATACGGTCATTATTTACAATGAGTTAGCTCAGGATCAGAATGGAATAAGCACTTCTGTAGTAGAGTTTTCCTTTATTGCATGGATTGGAGAAGCATTGCCTTATGATCCGGCAAGTCAAACCTGGGCTTTTAAGTCTCTGAAAAGTGTTACTGTATCTGATGAGATAGGTACGGGTCAGGAAATATTTGCTAAAAATAATAATGCAAATGTTTATGTAAAAACTGGTGGTGTACCGATAACTTTGGATGGTAAAGTGATTGGTGGTGAATATATTGATATCATCAGAGGAACGCACTGGTTGGAAGCAGAAATGCAAACTGCTGTTTTTGCATCTCTGTTGAATAACAGAAAAGTACCATTCACAGATGCTGGAATTACTTTGGTTGAGAATGCTATCAGAGGTGTAATGTCCAGAGCTGAAGTTGATCTTCTTAATGCAGAAGATACCACAATAGTGATACCTAAGAGAGTTGAAACTGATCCTGCTGATAGAGTAATTCGCTTTCTCGATGGTGTTTCATTTAATAGTAGTTACCAGGGTGCAATTCAGAAAGTTGCTATCACCGGAACACTATCAATTTAATAAGGGAGGAAAACAATGCTTGATCCTATTGTAAGAACTATTGATCCTAAATTAGTTATCGTCACTATGGGACCTATTTTGGTAACAGGTTATGCCCCTGACACATTTCTTACTATTGCTACTGAAGATGATTTCTATGAAAAAGTAAGAGGAGCTGATGGTTCTATAGAGAGGTATGCAAAAAATGTGTACGATGCAATGATCACTTTAACATTGCTGGGAACCAGTTTAGCAAATGAATTGCTAATGGCTCTGCATGAAGCTGATAAATTGGCTAATCTTGGGAAAGTACCTTTTCTTATGAAAGATTTGAATGGTACAACTTTAGCTGCTTTTCCACAGGCGTGGATAAAGAAAACTCCGGATCTTGAAGTTTCGAGTTCAGCTGTAACAAGAGAATGGGTGATTGATACAGGACCTGGTATTACACATATCGGGACTAATATTTTATAAATATAATCATTAAAGGAAGGAAGGAAGGAAATGATTAAAACCACAAAAACTGTAACTGTGGAGGGAACAGAGTTTCACATTGGAACTCTTTCCCCTCTCACAGCCATGGCTGTTCTAAAAAAATTGACTGGGATTATCGGAACAGCTTTTAGTGCAGATTCTCAAACAGAGGTATTTGCAGCTCTAGGACCGGCACTAAGTACTTTAGAAGATAAAGATCTGAATACCCTTTGGCTTCAGATTTTTTCATGTGTGCAGGTTATCCCTGCAGGAAAGGCACCTTTTCAAATTGATTCAGAAGCCTCTTTTAATGGGGCATTTACTGGATTAGATCCTGATGCTATATTTACAGTTGCCTTTGATGTAATGAGGCATAATCGCTTCCCTTTAATAAGGGACCTGGAGGGAGATATTGGAGAGTTAATGAGCACAATCCTTACTATTCCAGGGGAAGAAGAGACAGAAGAAGAGACTTAAAAGATTTAGGTGAAGTAGGAACTTTAGAAAAAGATTTTGAATCTGAGTGGTTAGTTTGGAGAATAATAAAAGAATCTAATTTTCAGATCAGTAGACACCAGATAGAGACAGAATGGTCTTTAGATGATGTTTTTAAAGTAAATGCTTTATTAGATATGGAACAGGATTATCAGACTGCTAAAAAAGGTTTAGAATCTATAAAGCAAGATAAAACTGGTAAATAAGGGGAGTACAGTGGTTATTGAAGAATTTATATCAAAGTTTTCTTTCAAAGCTGACACTTCTAAAGTTCATAAATTTTCCAAAAAAATAAATGAAGCTAAAGAAAATATGAAAGGAGCAGATAACTCCTGGAATAAATTTCAAGATCAATTAAAAAAGGGAATCCCTAACCAATGGTTTAACAGCATGTCCGGATTTATTACAACATTTAACCGGACCCGTGTTTTTCTTAATGGTTTTAAAAATACATTTCAGATTTTAAATAAGCTTCCTTTTGGAGGTGTCTTTAAAGGGTTAAGTAATTCCATTACAGGCATCATGCTTCCAATGAATAGGTTTGGTCTTCTTATAACTCGTATTAGAAGTTCTGTACGTTCCTGGATGCATTTAATGAATACAGGTTGGAAGAAATTATGGACTAATTTTAAAAGCCATATGGCTGGAATTTGGAGAGCTACAAAAGTAGGATTAACTAAAATAGGTCCTCTTGTAAGAGCTAATCTATTAAAATTAAAAGTCTGGATCACCAAAACCTGGAATAGTATTGTAGCATCTGTAATGGCTGGTAACAATAAATTTCTTAAAGGAATGATAGCTGGTTTTCAAAAAGTAGGGGGATTTTTCAATCCTAAATTAACTCAATTTGGCAAAGGGATAAAAGGAGCTGCAGCTAATATACCTTTTCTGGGAAATGCTTTGGCTAAAATACCATCATTTGCATTAGGAGCAGTTGCAGCTTTAGCTTTAGTGGTGGGAGCAATTTTTGCAGTAGTTAAAGCTATTAAAGCAATTGCTTCAGCCACCAGACAATTCATTGCATTTGAAACAGCTATGAAGGGTGTTCAAAAAGTAACTTTAGCTTCTGCTAAAGAAATGAATCAATTAGAAGCTTCAGCATTAAGAGCTGGTGAAGCAAGTATTTTCACAGTAAAAGAATCTGCAGAAGCTCAGAAGTTTTTAGCAATGGCTGGTCTTTCTGTTAAAGAAACAATGGCTGCTTTACCGGGAACACTTCAATTAGCAGCTGCAGGTGAGATGAATCTTGCTACTGCAGCAGATATTGCTACAAATATTATGTCTTCCAATGCTTTACAGGTAGAAGATCTTGCTCGTATAAATGATATCATGGCTTTTACTGCTGCTAATGCAAATACTGATATTGTACAATTAGGAGCTGCCATATCTAAAATAGGACCTGCTGGTAGACTTGCAGGGCTCAGTGTTGAAAACTTGAGTGCATGGTTAGGTGTACTTGCTAATAATGGTGTCAGAGGTGAAAGAGCCGGTACTATGGTTCGTAATGCCATAAAGGATTTAGTTAATCCTTCAGAAAAAATGGCAAAAGCTATGGCTGCAGGTGGAGTAGCTATTGGTGATTTTGTAGATGAAACTGGTAATATTCAAAATATTGATGCTTTTTTAATGGCTATGGAAAACATGGATGCTGTAGCTAAAAAAGCATTTTTGGCGAGTTTAGATGAAAGAACCTGGCAAGCTCTTTCACCTGTTATTACAGGTAGTGCAGAAGCTGTAGCTCAATTTAATGATGAATTAGAAAGAGCAGGAGGCACAGCTGCTAAGATGGCAGGATTTGCTTTCCGAGGATTAAGCGGAGCTGTTAAACAATATAGATCCAGGATGGGAGCTACTGCAGTTAAGTTTATGAAAAATTCTGGACTTAATAAACTATTCGAAGAATTTGTGAGATTTGCAGCTGATGTTTTACCTCCAATTATAAATACAATAGGTTTGCTTTTACGTCCTCTTGTAGTAGTCTTTAGAGCTGTTATGGCTGTTTTGACTCCTATTGGGATGTTATTTAAATGGCTTTTAGATACTATTAATACTATTGGAGATGTTTTTCTGGATATTTTTGTAGGTCCTTTTGAATGGATGCTTGATAAATTTAATCAATTATTAAGAGATACCAAAGGTTTTTTGACATGGATTACTGAAGCTGAAGGTCCTATTGGGGCTATAGCTAGATGGATTCAAAGTATTATCGATAATATTTCTAAATTTTTTGATAAGTTTAAACATGTAGAAGGGTTAGATAAATATGGAATGACTACTACAAAACCTTCTGATTCTATAACTGGAGATGGAGCTAGGGGAACTTCCACTACTTCAACAACAAATATTGCTGTGGAATCTCCAATTACAATAAATGGAGTAGACACTAATAATGCACCTGCAGTAGCGGCTGCAGCCAGATCAGCAGTAGCTATTGAGGTTAAAAAAATACTTGTAGAGGCAGGGATTTAATGGCTAATTTAAAGGTTCCAGCTATGTTATTTGGAGGACGAAAAAGAAGTAAATCCATTAAAAGTGATTCTTTTAGTTTAGTATTTGATCTTCAATTATCAGAATCACATTCTCTTGATAATGAAGTAGCCAGTCATCCAGTAGAAGAAGGATCCCCTATCTCAGATCATATTGAGAATAAGTTACGTTCCGGATCTACTTCATTTTTGATCTCAAATTATAGTTTAAAAATAGGAGAGTTGGTCACAAATAGAGTGCAGGATGTATATGATCTTTTTAAGCAGTTATGGAAAGCTAAAGAATTAGTAACTTTAGTAACTGATTTAGAGGTGTATGAAGATAGTGCTATTACTAAAGTAGGTATTTCCAGAGGGGAAGGAACTGGTGAAGCAGGTACTTTTGAAGTATCATTCACAGAATTTAGAATTATAAGACTTAAAAAAGTATCAATAGATGCCAATATTGTTATAACTGAATTAGAAACTCCGGAGAGTCAGCAAGCTTCTCCTCCGGCTGATATAGGCACACAAGCTCCTGAGAGTGAAACTTATACTGCAAAATCTAATTATCTGAGGGGAGGAGCACGTTAAATGCTTAAAATACCTATTTTTCAAAATCAATCATCAGATATTACAGAAAGAGTTACACTTGATGGTATTGAAATCAGCCTCAGATTTGCCTGGAATACTAAAAGTGAATATTGGATGCTTAATTCATATATAGAAATAGAATCTGAGATAACTTTGAATGGAATTAAAGTAGTTGCTAATTATCCTTTGCTTTATCAATTCTCTACAAGTTTAACTGGTCAATTTTTAATTTTCTTACAGGATTCAGCTTTAGGGCCAGAAATAACTTATGATAGTTTTGGAAATGGTCATAATTTGTTTTATCTTTCTGATGAAGAGTTTGATATCTGGAAGGATGCAAATGGCTTTCAATAGAATTCTAACTGTGAAAATTGGATTTGAAAACACTGGAATTCTTATATCAGATTTGAATATTGATTTTCAAATTGAAAGATCCATTGATTTTTCAGCTAATTCAGTTCAATTAAAAATATATAACCCTTCAGTTGCTACACAAGAAAAGTTTTTAAAAAAAGGAGCCAGTGTTACTATCTCAGCTGGTTATGAAGATGAGGGGATAGGTGTTATTTATGTAGGTCAAATTACAGAAAGTGTTTCTTATAAAGCAGGATCTAATCGTGTTGTGGATCTTATTGCTGGAAGTATTCAAAATGCTAATAGAGATCTTGCATATATTACAGTTGCTTTATCTTATAAAAGAGATACAGCTGTAATTACACCTTTAAAAGACATAGCTGCAGCTTTGGGACTTTCAAATTATGGATTTGAAATAGCTAAACGTGTTAAGTTATCTAATGGTTTTTCTTATTCTGGATCTGCTAAAACAGCACTTGCCAGATGTAAAGATATTTTAAATGCTAATGGAATGGATCTGTTTATTGATAATACCACAGTAGTAGTTTTCAAAAGAAACACTGCAGATACACGATTTAAAGTGGTTTATTTAACTCCGGAGACAGGATTGATAGGATCAGCTAAATTGACAGATTCAAGTAAAGCCGGTAATCCCGAAGAAGAATTTCCATTAAGAATGTCTTTTAAATGTCTTTTAAATCCTCAATTAAATCCTAATGGAGTTGTGGTTTTAGATAAGAGTACTGTTATTGGAACTTTTATTCTTGAAAAAATATCATTTTCAGGTAATAATTATGGAGGAACTTTCATATCTATGGGAGAAGGGGTGTCATGAGAACAGATTTAGTAGAGGCTATGACAATATGGTTAAACTCTAAGTTAGAAGATGTTCACACAGCTATCCCAGGGAAGATAGAAAAATATGATGAAGTTACTCATACTGCTGAAGTGTTACCTCTTTTGAGTAAAATAACAGTAAAAAATACGGAAGTAGCTTTACCAGTGATTCCTGGTGTTCCAGTTATTTTTCCTTCAGGACAAGCTTTTGAATTATCTTGGGAAGTGCAAAAAGGAGATGGGGTTCTTTTAGTTTTTTCTGAAGTAGCACTTGGTGCTTGGGTTAATTCAGAAGGAGATAAACAAGTTTCTCCGGAAGGAAAACATCGTTTTTCTGAAACAGATGCTATGGCTATTGTAGGGCTTTCTCCTAAAGTTATTGAATCAGCATTGAAAATGTATATAGATAAAAATGGTAAAATGACTATAGGTTCTGGAGATTCACCATTTGTAAAAGGTGATGTTCTTGATACATTATTAACTACTTTATTAAGTGATAGTTGGATGACGTTACCAGCTGGTACTGCAGGTCAAAATGCTGCTATTTTAACAGCTTTACAGGCAGCAGCAACAACTGCAAAAACTTCTTTAACGACACTGCAAAGTGTAAAGGTGAGTGCAGAGTGAAAAATTTATATATTGATCCTTTGACAAATGATATTGTGCTAGCTAAGAGAAATCTGGTTTTAATTTCAGAAAATGGAGCACTTGCTCAATTATGTGAAAGTAGATTACTTATGCTTAAAGGTGATTATTTTTTAGATAAAACGCAAGGAATACCTTATATTTCTCAAGTGTTTGTTAAAACAAATGATAAATCACTGGTAGATTCTTTTTTTAAAAATACTCTTTTAGAAACAGAAGATGTAAATTCAATTGTTTCTTACTCTGGAGAGTACATAGGAGCTACAAGAGCTTATAAGATTACGTTTGAAGCAGATACAACACTGGGTTTAATTTCTGGTGGTGTAGAAAAGGAGGTTTCTTGATGGGTATATTTACAGATTCTGGTTATCAAAAAGAATCATTAGCAGAATGGAAAATAAAAGTAGAAGATCTTTTTAAAGAAGAGTTTGGAGATGATGTAGATTTAGATCCCAGTGGTCCATTTGGACAGATAACAGCTATCACAGCTAAAATAATGGCAGATCAGGATGAAATTACAGAAGAAGTATATTTGGCAAGGGATCCTGATTCAGCTACAGGTGTTAGTTTGGATAGAATTAGTGCTGAAACCGGTACAAAAAGAAATGATGCAGGATTTACTTTTGTTCAGGATGTACTTTGTTATGGTGATGAAGGTACAATTTTAGCAGCTGATGAAAATAGAATCACATTAGCACCTGCCTTTTCTCCATCAGAAGATCTTTATTTTGCTTTAGTGGATGGGATTGTCATAACAAAAGCTATTGCCAGGAAAGTAGTATTAACACCAGATGATCCTAGTGAGGATGATGATTATACTATTACAATCAATAGTATAGTTTATTCTGTCATTGCAGATGCTGATCCTACAGTAGATGAGATAATTACAGCTATGATAGCAGAGCTTCCAAATGTAGTAACAGGAACTTTAGTAGATGGTACTTTAGAGATATTTGCTAATATTGATTTTTCATTTGATTATAATTCTCTTTGGACTTTAAATGAACAGGCTTCTGCTGGAAATTTTCAATCTAATATAGCTGGAATAATCACAGCACCAGCAAATTCTTTAACAGAGATAGTTACTCCGATTTCCGGATGGTCTTCTGTCAATAATCCATCTGCAGGAGAAACTGGAGCAGAAAAAGAAGCAGATCCTGTTCTAAGAATAAGACGCAGGGAAGAACTTATTTCTGGAAAGGGTACAGATAATGCTATAAGAATTGCTGTAGAAAAAGTAGATAATGTTAGTGCAGTTTCTGTTTTTAGTAATAGAACTTTGGTGGTGGATTCTTCTGGAATACCTGCAAAATCTTTTGAAGTAGTTGTTTTAGGAGGTAATGAAGATGAAATTGCTCAGGCTATTTATGATAATGCACCGGCTGGTGTTGAAATATATGGTTTGAATGCTTCTGGTACAGCTATAGACCCTATTGATAGTACTGTGACTATAATTGATTTCAGTAGACCTACGCCTATTTATATATGGGTTAGAATCACCAGAATACCCAATACTGAAGAAGTCTATCCTTCTGATGGTGATGATCAGGTTAAAGCTGCAATTGTAGCTTGGGCAGAAGAAAATCTTAAACAGGGAACTGATGTTATCAGATTAAGACTTTCTATTCCTGTATATGAGGTTCCAGGATCAGGAGATTTAACAATTGAAATCGATGATACTGCAACTCCTGGAGGAACGCCTGTATATGCTGAAGATGATATTATTGTTCTTAATAGAGAAAGTGCGGAAATAGTTTTAACCCGTATAACAATAATAGAAGGACCATAAATGGCAGAGCTTTCAGCTATTGATTATCCCACAATTGCTCTTTCTCTTTTAATTGAGAGATTCAAAGATAGTGAAGATATTCAAAAACTTTTAGTGATAACAGCAGAAGTTGCTATGGATCTTCAGACAGCTGTTTTTGAGATAGATGAGTTATTTGTATTAGAAACAGCTGAAGGTCCGGAACTAACGATAATAGGTAATGTCTGGGATGTTTCCCGAAAATTAGATGTAATAGAAACGGATAATGAATATCGGGATAAAATTTCTGTTAAAGCTGTTTTATCAATTTCAGGCACTATTTCTGAAATAAAAAAAGTACTCTATACTTTTTTTGGAGCTACTTATGTAGATTATGTCACTCAATATCCTGCTGGTTATGCCGTTTATAGTGATGCTGTTATTACTCAGATTATGTTAAATACTTTTACTGCTTCAGGAGTACAAGCTCTTTTGGAAACTGGGTTTGTAATGGGAGGATCTGTAGTAGGAATATCTGCTGTAAGTGGTGCTGCTAATGTTTCTTTTAAAGCAAGAGGTTTGTCTGCTTCTGTTTCTACTGTACCGTTTGTTCAGGGTACAATGACAGTATTAAGATCTATAGAAGGATCTGCTGATAGTGTAAGTGTTGTTGAGGCATCAGCAACTATACCACATGAAGTAATAGGATCATGTGATTCTGTATCTAGTGTTAGTGGTGCTGCTGATGTATCAGGGTCCTTTGAAGAGAATCTAATTGCATTTGCTACTGTTTCAACTGATGTAAGTGGTTGGAATAAAGTTGATGGTTCTGATGTTGCTCTTGATTTGATTGGTAAATATCCGAAAGTACATAGTTCAGAAGGATCTACTGGTGGATCTGAAACACATGACCATGGTACATTTAGCGGCAGTTCTGGTGGGCTTTCAAATAATAAGCAATCTGGCAGTGGCGAAAACAGGGTAATTGGTGCTAGATCTCATACTCACACTATAAATCATACACATCCTTCAGTAAATAATGAGCCAGAATATTTAAAAGTATTACCTGTTACTGATGGGGACGCAATAAAAACTTCAATGTTCTTATTTTATGATGGAGGGTCAGCTCCATCAGGTTGGAGTGCATTAAGTGCTGCAATTGATAAAATGTATAAATGTGATTTAGCACCTGAGGCAACACCTACAGGTGGAAATGCAGATCATTCGCACGTACATTCAGGTAGTACTAATGCTGTTACCCCATCTATTACTACTGACAACAGTGCTGACTCTTCTGGTGGCAATAAAGGAGTGAGTCCAGGGAACCACTCACATTCAAATACTCATACACATGTTGGTGGTGAAAATTATCCATTATGGCATGGGCTTATTCCTGTTAAACCAGATTCAGAAACTGGTGAGTTACCATCTGGAATATGTGCATTTTTTAAAGGATCTGTAATACCTGATGGTTGGAGTGCATTTTCAGCAGCAGATGGTAAATGGATACAGGGTAAGTCAATTGCTGGTGCTACTGGTGGAGCAAATACTCATAATCATGTAAGTACTAATGTTACTGGTTATAGAAATGGAGAAATAGCTTGTAATAGTGGTGGTTCAGCTTATGCTGCTGCTGTTTCTTCTGGACATAGACACACAATGTATCATACAGAAAGTACAGTAGATAACATACCACCATATCAGGAACTTATGTTCTTGAAAAAAGATTAAGGGAGAAAGAATATGATAGATTTAGTAAATGACTTAACACTCACATTTGTTTGGTTAATACATAATTTTGAATTATATTTTGTTGATTTAAAGTTTAAAGTGTTACCGACTACTGGCACAATAGTAGCAACGGGACTTGATGATTGGATTGAATTTAGTGTAGGTTTTAAAAAAGGGACTCCAGGATATGTAGCAACAATTGGAAAAAGTAAAGATGATGTTTGGGCATTGATTCTTGGAGAATGGGACAAGTACCAAGTTGATCCGGCAACATCAGTTTTGGAATTAACACAGTTATTTGAATATGTAACTGAAAAAGGAGTTAAGTAATGGCAGGTTCATTTAGTGATTACACAGAAGATAAGGTATTAGATCACATATTAAAGATAGCTGCTTTTGTAGTACCAACAAATATATATTGTGCATTATTCACAGTAGCACCTACTGATGCAGGTGGTGGAACAGAAGTGACTGGTGGAAGTTATGCTCGTATGATTGCAGAAGATTGGGATGTTTCTTCCGGTGGAGTAACAGCTAATTCAGCAAAGATTACATTTGTACAGTCAACAGCAGATTGGGGAACGGTTGTAGCATTTGCATTATTTGATGCAATCTCTGGTGGTAATATGCTGATGTGGGGTGATCTTGATACAAGTAAACCAATGACTGATGGTGATATAATTGAGTTTGCAATAGGTAATTTAGATATTTCATTGACATAGAGGTATAAAATGGCAGAAATAATTCCTATTGATTATCCTACAATAGCTGTATCACTTCTTGTAGAACGTTTTAAAGATAGTGAAGATCTTCAAAAGCTCCTTACAGCTATGACAGCTGCTGCTCTGCCTCTTCAGACTGCTGTACTGGAAATAAGGGACCGTTTTGTACTTCCGACAGCTACAGGGGCTGAATTGACGATAATTGGAGTTGTTTGGGATGAGGCCAGAGAGAATGATAATGATACAGATTATAGACATCGTATTAATGTGAAAATATCGTTATCTATCTCTGGAACTCTTCCAGAAATAAAAAGAATATTGTTTGTATTGTATGAAGCAACTTATACTACGTTTGTTCCTGGTTATCCTGCCGGGTTTACAATAACTACAGATGCTGTTATTTCTCAAACAGAATTAGAAGCACTCACACCTTCAGGCGTTTTTGTGTTATTATGGCCTGATGTGCATGAAGGAAATTATCTTGTAGATCATAATGATGATTTCATTGTAGGGGAGAATAACTATCCCCTTATTGATCATGATGTTTAAATAGGAGTTTAGTATGGCTGGTGGATTTAAAAGAATTGAAGATTATGATGTAGTAGATCCTGTAGTACTTCCGGATGATGCAGTAATTTACACAGTATTACCAAATGAAAGCACTCCAGCTCTGATTGATAGACATTGGAATTGGCTTGCTTTTAAAAATTGGCTTGTAGGGATCATTGCATTGTTTGCTACCGGGCCTAGAGAAATTATTACAGCAGATACAACTTTGGTTTTCGGAAAAAAATATTTAATATCTGGTGATTATGAATTAACTTTACCTGCAAATCCAGTTGAAGGTGATGCAATTGATATTTTATCAGAGGGATATGCTACAGTAATACAAACAGATGCAGAGCATATTATAGAATATAAAACAAAATATTTTACTATAAAAGGAAGTGCTGGATATTTAAGTTTATATCCTAGAGACAGATTGGTATTAGTTTATAAAGGAGTACAGAATTATCAAGCAGGAAGTATACTTAAATTATCTGATCCGGGGACTAAACCTGGAGCCACTTGTAATGGAGTGACATTTTCATATGATGGTATTTATTTGGGTGCTGCAGCAAGTAGTACACCTTATGTTCATATATATAAACGGGCTGGTGATACTTTTACAAAACTTTCAGATCCTACAGGAGATTTACCCACTAATGCTGCAAAAGGAGCCTCCTTTACAAGGGATGCTGCTTACTTAGCTATAAGCAGTGTTCAATCACCTTTTATACAGATTTATAAGAGGTCTGGTGATGCTTTTGCAAAAGTAGCAGATCCTACAGGAGGTTTGCCTCCTGATCAAGCACACGATTGTGCATTTTCACATGACGGTAATTATTTAGCAGTAGCTCATCAAGGTACACCATATCTTACGGTATATTCTCGTTCTGGGGATGTTTTTACAAAACTTTCAAATCCTTCAAGTCTTCCTGCCAGTAATGGTATAAGTGTTGGTTTTTCATCAGATAATAATTTTATATTAATAGGAACACAGTCTTCACCATATGCTTATATGTATAAATTAGAAGGAGGAGCTCTTAAACAGATGGCATTTCCAACACAAGCATCAACAATTCGAGGGGTAGCTTTTTCTCATAATGGTGATTATGTTGCCTGTGGTGTATCAGTTTTACCAAATATCAATATTTTGAAACGTAATGGTAATACGTGGGTAGCATTAACTCCTCCAGTATCTCTACCTGCAGGTGCAGGGTTCCGTACAAGTTTTTCTCGTAATGATTTATTTTTAACTGTGTCACATGGTGCATCTCCATACGTCACAGTATATCAGCGATTTGGAGATACTTTTGTTAAATTAACTGATCCTGTTACACCTCCTACAGGCAATGCAGAAGGAGCTATTTTTAGTGAAGATGGATTTTATATGGTAGTTGGACATAGTACAGATCCATGGTTGACTTTTTATATAAACAAAACTTCAGCTAATAAGGTATGGATAATAGAAGAATTTGATATAATAGATGGTGGTTCTGCTGAAGATGGGGGAGGTATGGTAAATCGTTTTAAGTAAAAATGAAAATATGAAGTATAGTTAATATTTATTACTTATTCTTATATAGAATTCTTTATATCCTTTATTACTATCCTTTGGTTGGTATATAATTTCATAAGGTTGTATAGGATATAAACATAACTGTCTGTATCCTATTTTTAAAATTCCAAATTTTAATCCTGCATTAAATAAATAATCTGGTTCGAAATGAAGAAGATAAGTATTAACATTTGTAAGTTGAATATTTGTCTTTGTTGTTCCACCAATAAAAAATATATTCCCTATTATTATTTCAGCTTCTAATAATGTATATTCAATATTTTCATTTACATTTACTTCAATATGTGGATAAATAGCATTTAAACTTTCATAATTAGGTATAAAACTTAACTCTAATGCAAATAATAATATTAACCAATTCATACTTAACTCCTTACTAAATTAACTCTGGAAACTTTATATCCCAGTTTTTTATTGAATTTCTGAACTATTTTGTATACCCGATCAGCACTGTCAATCTGATCCTCTTTATGAGTACTTAATAATACCTGTACTTCCAATTGATCACTGATGTCTTTTAGTAATTGAGTCATGATAGGAGACCGGACCACATCAAGATTTTTTGCCGGCTCATCCAAACATAATAAATTAGCTGTTTTTCCCATGCTCCATACAGCTAATCTCAATCCTAAAGCCACTACGTCAGCGAGTCCACCACCTGCAGAATCCAGGGGAGCTTGTTTGCTTCCACCTTTCTCCACAGTGATAGCAGCATGGCTATTGTTGTTCTTTGTGGTAAAGTCGATATCAAATACATTTCCCGGAAACAAAGCCTGTAGAGGAGTATTAACCAGATCTGAAAGATGATAAGCAATACTTCTTTCAATTTGATGAGCAGCTGTTTGGATAATTAACTGAGCTTTTTCCACAGCTTCTAATTTTTTACTCAGTTTTACTTTTTTTAGTTCAGCCTGTTCCAGAGATATTTCTGTTTCTTCCAGGAGATATTTTTTCTTATCCAGTATGTTTCTTAATGCTGTATTATTCATTTCGCAATTCCTTTAGTTTATCACGTAAAAGTTTACCACCTTTAGCACCAGATATTCCTCTTTGTGATAATTTAATAAGTACATTTTTTACACTTTCTATTGGCATATTCAATTTATTAGCTATGTCTTTTATAGCTTCTAAAGCCACATCTAACTCAGTAATCTTCATCTTCTTCGTCTTCGTCATCATCTATTATAGCATTAAGAATTTCTTCCGGAAGAAGTTCTTGAATTTTAGCTGTGAGTGTTTCTCGTTTCACCTGGAGCATTGAAATACGTTCTGCAGTTTCTTTCTGTAATGCTTCCATCTCTTCTTTAGTATCACATTTGTATTCAGATTTCCATTGGGCTTTAATTTGCTTAATAGCTCCTTCAGTTTCTGCACATTCTGTGGTTAATTCAGCTATTTTAGCCTGTAAAGCTTCTACTTGTTCAATAGTCATTTCTTTAGACATTAGTTCTTATCTCCTCTAATATATTTTTTACAAGTTTTGAACTGTTCACTGACAGTTTTTTCACGACTTCCCAGAGATCAAAAGACAGACCTTTGGAACTTGCTAATTGTTCTGCATATGCTGTAAGGGAATCCTCACGAGCATGTTGCTCTACCAGATATGAATCATCTATCAAGGTCACATCATCACTTTCTAATGGGAAAAACCCATAACTGCTATCTTCAGTATCAAAAGCATAGAAACCTACTTCATAATTTTTCTCATCAGCACTTTGCCGGTTTAGACATCCAGGATTGAAAAGAATAGTATCTTCGTATATTTCTACATAATGTTTATGATAATCTCCAGTGAGTATAAATTCAGCAGTAGGAAATGATTCCATGATATCGGCAGCTATTTCCGCATTTGCTAATCGGGCCAGACTTTCATTTGCATCAGGCATGATTAATCGATGAATAATCACAATTCCAAATTCTTCAAGAAAATCAGTATTTTCAAACTTCTTATTCACACCATGGGGCACCACGCCCTTCATTCTCATTAAGTTCCCTATACTGCTGTTATGAAGATTAGCGTACTGGTGATGCTGTAAATCATGGTTTCCTGGGATAATATGAACCTCCACTGACCAAGGTCCCTCTGCTTTTACAGTGTCCATAGCTTCCGGAATAATATTTACTACCCAGGGAGGTTGATTAGAGGAATCAAGTATATCACCAACTAAAAGCAATTTATCAACATTTAGATCTCGACATTTCCTGAAGAGTTCTACCACATTATTTTTTTGAGAGAGGATCCAATCTTCATCTGTTCTTACTCTAGGCCGGTCTCTCCGGAGATGGAAATCGGCACTAACGGCTATTTTCATGTTTATCCCCTTTCCATGATGATTTGCAAAGAGGGCAAATAGCAGGGAGTCTCTTTTCATCTTTTTGCAGCATGGTGCTCCATTCTTTTAATGATGCCTCATGTCTTTCAAAAAGAGTGATCTCATTAGAAATATTTAATTCTTTATTTTCTAATTCTCCAATAGTGTCATCCAACATTTCTAATTGCATAATTTTATCAGCAGTATTTTCCAACCAAGGTTGATTATTTTCAAGAAAAAGAATTGCAGTATCATGTTTTATTATTTGCTGTTCAATATTTTGGATATGGAGTGTAGAAAAACCTATATCATTTTCAATTTCTTTTATCTTAGAAATAGCTTTTTCAGCTTCTGGAAGCCAATCCTGATGTACTACTAAGATTGATTGATTTTTATAAAAAGAAGTGAGAGAAATGTTTATAGACTTTTGATTATCAAGTATATGAGCTTCTTTATTATAGAGAGATAACCACCTTTCTACTAAAGGAGAAGTATTTTTAGTCCATTTAAATAATTCAAGAACATCTTTTAAACCATTATACTTATCAATTTCTTCGATTATGGTGTTTTCTTTATCTTCCAAATCTTCAATATCTTTCTCTACTTTTTCCAAACGTTTAAATACTGGTTCAGCTTTCAAAATCCAGCCTAGAGATTTAATATCTCTTTCACAAGAAGTAATTTTCTCAGTTTCAGCTTCTCTTAATTTTTTAATAGATCTTTTTTTACTTTCTACAGCAGTTAAAGCTCTTGGGATTTCATCCAGTTTGACAACCGAGTTAAGGAATCTTGCAACTTCCTGGCCTCCTTTACCGCCTGAATGAAGCAAGAAAAGACTATCATGCTGATTCTGAATATTGACTTCACCCATGTTAAACCATTTTTTAACTTCATCAGGGACTCCTACACCAGCTCTCGCCAGATCTTTACCATTAATTCGATAACCATTGAAACTGAGAGATCTTTCCCGAATAAGAATAGAACCATCTTCCCGAATACATTCAACTTTACAAGATCGATCAATTACAGTCATTCCTTTTTTAGTTTGATGTTTGGCCCAATAGGATATAAAGCCGGTTCCTGCAGGTTCATTATTAACAGCCCAATTCAATCCTCTCATGATGGCTGTTTTACCTTCGTGAGATTCTCCGGTTAAACTCGTTATCCCCTCATCCAATTCAATGAAAGAATCAATATGAGCTTGAAAATTAACTAATCTAAGTGACTTAAGCATAAGTACCTCCCATATTCAGCTATAAGTACAGCATCAGCTCTGCCATCTTTTGTTTTTAAAAAAATACTTATCATATCAGGATAATGAAGCCGGCATAATTCAACAGCAGCCTGTTTTCCTTTCTTCAGTAATTTATGGTGTTTTTTCCATACAGGAGGAGTAGTATAATGAATTCTGCTTCCTCCAGTAGTTCTTATAATACTTTCAATTCTTCCAAATGTCTGTCCAAAGGCAAAAGCACTTACAGCACCATCTCCAGGCATAGAAGTTACTTTTTCTATTATTACTAATTCTGGTCTCCATGCTCTTACCATGTCTTTATACATAATAAAGAACTCTTCAATATCTAATTGATTATTCTTTTTTTGTTTTCCACTTTTAGTTTTTGTAGTTTTAAAAGTAGTTAATAGAGGCAGATCATGAACTTCAAGAACTTCTTTATGTTGGATAGCAGCGATTGCCCCAGCTACACCAGGATCTATACCTATAATAATCAATTGAATAACCTTCTTTGCTTAGGGTCTTCCATTTTATGCATCAGAGCATCATTCAGATAATTTAAACCTAAAGCAGCCAGAACAAATTGTTCTCTATCATTAAAAGCCATTCTAAGAGACATGCTGAAATTACGATTTCTATTCATATGAATTGTAAATGACTGATATTTAGCATACATTTGTGTGTCAGTCACATTGTTTTCTTTCATTAATTGTCTAAGATCTTTCATTCGTATTTTCTCCCAAGGCCGCTTTTAGCAGCAGCTTCAATAGCTTCCCATTTATCAGTAACTTTTTTATCAAGTTCTTTTTTTAATATAGGATCCTTCATTATTTGAAGTCTGAGAGTATTGAAATCAATAGGAGCTCCAAAATGATCATCAAAAATCAATTTTAATTTAGGAAAGACAGTTATAAATTTCATTACAATACTAAGTTTAACAGCTCTTTTACCATCTATTTTTTTTCTAAAAGTTTGATATTTCTTTTTAATACCTTCATTTAAATTTAACCATTCTACTACACCAGCAAGATCTAATTTGGGTTTATCTGCAACTTCCCAGGGAATATTGTTAGCAATAGTTTTTCGATACTCACCTTTGTCTTTACTTCTAATATCATAAAGAAAAGTAAGACTGGTTCCAACATCATCAATACCATAGTCAGTATAATAAAGGAAACGAGCTTTTCTTTTCATTCTGCCATCACGGGACTTAAGACCTTCTACTTCTACAAAGATACCATTTACAAGATCACTACCTTCATTTTTAAGATCTTTAATAGGAGTGAACCACACTTCTATATCCATCCAGTGTTTTTTAGCTTTTCCTCCAGAAGTTTTTAATTTTTTCTGATATTGTTTAGCTCCTATTTTTTCCCGAACCTGACTGACGATACCCAATATAACTTTACTACCTTGTAGTTTAGCTGTTTGAGTTCGGAAGAATTCCTGACTTAAGAACTTTGCAGAAGCCATCCCATAAGTACCTTCATCAAAAGTTTTACCTTTCTCATATTCTTCTTTTCTTTTTTTTGAACGACTCATTTTATCTTCATCAGAGATAGAATCTAAACTGTCCATAAAATAAATTCCAAAATGCTTTTTGGGAAGCATTCCAAGAAAGATAGAAAGTCTGGCATCCATATCTTCTACTGTTTTAGGTCTAATAGGGAGTTTTTTTGTGTGTTCAAGTAAAAGATTGCCTCCCATAATATCTACACCATACAATTCAGTAGTATCAAAATTATTTCCATTTTCACCATCTTCATATTGCCAATCAAACTTATCTTTTCTATGGTGATGTTCTGCAGCAATCATTTCATTTCCGAGCATGGATTTACCACTACCAGTATCTCCACATAGATTGATAGCTATTCCATAGGGAATTCCAAGTCCTCTGCCTCCTCCAAAATATAAATCAAGTAGATGGCAGCCAGTTCTGGCAAATTCAGTTTTCATTTTTATATCCTTCTTTATTGCTGAGTTTACCTGGTTTTCGATCCAGGAGCTCTTTGAGGGTGTTATAATCTTCATGATGAATTACATCCTTTCCTTGATAGATACTTACTCTTAAACGATTCATAGCAATAATTCTCCACATTCGTGTACGATTTTTATCTTTAGGGAAAGGAATTATTTTCCATTTGGAAGTTCCTTTTCTTATTTTTAAGAATTGAATTAGCTGATCTCGTTTAAAATACCAATGCTTATCTTTAGGATTCTTCCAGGCAAACGGTTGTAATCTTAAGGTTTGAATAGAATATTCTAATTCAAATCGTTTAATCATTGCTAAAGCTTCACCAGTCTTTAAGTATACCTCAGATGGCATATTTTATTTCCTCATTGCCAAAACAGTAATTCTAATTGGTTTTTCAGAAGAACAAGTTTCACAGACAGTAACTTCTGCACTGAATATCTTATCAGCCATATCTTCATTAGGACCCATCACAGCAGCTAAAGGAGCATGTCCTCCTAGTACCATAGTTAAACCCTGCTGCCGTTGTAATGCCTTAGCATTTAAACCATAACGTTCAATTCGAACACGATAAAACAAAGGAACACCAGAAGCTCCAATAGGTTTATTGCATATTCCGCAAATTGCAGCTTCTCTTAATTCTTTTTCTTTCATAATTTATTCCTTCAAAAAAAGCCCCCTTTACAGAGGGCTCTGTTTTTGCAAATATGTGATTATTTCTTTTTGGCTTTTTTGGCTTTATAACAGGCCATTTCCAAATCGCAGTCATCACATTCCGGATGTTTTCCATAATCAGGGCCAAACTTAAAATCTTCAGGACATTTACTTTTAGAAGATTTCTTTTTGGGAGATGATTTAGAATGGGATGTCGTCGAGGAAGTCTTCTTCTTGTTGCTCTTTTTTACTTTTTTTTTGGCAACTACAGGTTCTTCTTCTTCGTCATCATCCTCATCATCGTCCTCGTCATCTTCTCCATCAGAATCATCATCGTCAGCATCATCTTCTTCGTCTTCTTCCTCGTCATCATCTTCATCAGAGTCATCATCATCAGGTTCGTCACCTTCTTCTTCCTCCTCTTCTTCATCATCAAGTTCTTCTTCATCTTCATCATCACTGACTTCATCATCTTCACCGAAGTAGAATTCTTTGATTTCCTTATTAGTCATAAGTACAAGAGCTTCATCCCAGGAAAAAGCTTTATCAATATCAGAATCCGGAACAGGTTTTTTCCTGTCAATAAAAGAAAACTGTTTGAACTGTTTCTTTTTATCTTCCGGAACGAGAAACTTAACAATCTTACCTTCATCTTCAACTTCATAAAAGGCAATAACACCCTCACCATCAGCACATTCTTTTGCAGCATCTGCAAGTTCATCACCAAATATAAAGGTGGAAGCATCAAAGAACATGATTTTACCTTTGTCTTCACCTGTCACAGGTTTGACATTGTAAACAGCTCTTCTTTTGGCTCCCAAATTAATAGCCAGTTTTTTAGTTTTTTCACTGCCGGATTCATTGTATTCATCCCATAATTCTCTGGAAGCATCACATAAGGCACAGGGTTTTCCATAATTTTTCTGGAGGCAAAGAATATCTTTTGTTTTGTTCACATTCTTATGAACATAATATTCCATTGAATAATGCAGATCACCCACTTCCAGATCTCCGGAAGCTACCTTTGGGAATAAATCAGATTTAATTTCAAAGGGAATGATATTAAATCTGTTTGATTTACCTCTTGTAACTTTGAATACTTCAGGTTTTTTCTTCAATTTTTTAAAATCAAAAACTCCAGTATAAGAAGACATTCCCCTGGCATTATTGGTATTAACATGGGATTCAACCCTTTCAGATCCTACTTTTCTTGATTTTTTCTTTTTTGTAGCCATAATTTACTACTCCTTTAATTTTTAGGTCTTGCTTTAAAGCAATCATTATCTATTTCACAGTCATCACATTCAGGTTCTAATCCGAAAGATTTACCAAAAGAATAACCAGCAGGGCATTTACCTTCAGGTTTTTCAGCTTTTTTCTTATCAGCTATTTTTTTCTGAATTTTTTTCCCTTCCACCTGATTGATCTCAGCCTGTTCTTTGATTTTTCTTTTAGTAGGTTTTTGAGCTTTAAGTTTTCCGGCTGCAGTACCTGTTTTTACAGATCTTTTGGTTTTGGGAGGAACAACAACTTCTTCCTCTTCTTCATCCATATCTACATCAAGATCTTCATCTTCTTCAAGTTCCGGATCAGAAGTACCAATACCATCATTTTCATCATAGAGTTCTTCATCGTTATCATCAATTTCTTCCTCTTCCTCCTCTTCATTATCATCAATAATTACTGGTTCAGGTTTAGAAAGTTTCTTTTTCTTCTTGCGCTTCTTATTCATTTCAGAAATACTCAGATCCATAGCCTCAATTGCAGCATCTTTGGTTTTCTTTTTATTTTCACGAACATCAGCACTTACTTCTTCTTTAAGAAAATATTTAGTAGTGTGTAATTCAGTGAGGATTTTAATCATGCTTCTTTTCTGCTGCATAGCTTCTTCAGCTACACGACAGTAACCATGAGCTTTATTAGTAGTAATAAAAACTTTCTGTGCTTCCATTACTTCTTCATCAATAACCGTAAGACTTTCAGCCAATTTATCTGTGGGAACCTTTCCTCCAGGTTCATCTGGTGTTTTATGAAACATAAATCTTTCAGCTCTTACTTTATCCAGATTCAATTTTGCTTTATCAACATCTTCTTTTGCATTAACTACAAGCATAGCCCATTCACCATAAACATAAGGCTGCATCTCTGCTTCTACATCCAGCAAATTTTTATTGATCTGCTTATCGGCTCTTAAGTCCCGATTAATCTCTACCATCTATTTCCTCCATTTTAATCTGTAAGACTTCTCACAGTTCTTGTTATCAATAAAGGCCATGCTGTTCCAGTATCGAACAGAGGCTCTTCAAACCATTCCAACATTTCAGCAATTGCAGAAGCCTTTGACCCATCTCTTAACATAATAGAACAACCATAATTTAAAATAGTTCTTCTTATTGTTTCAGGTTCAATTCTTTCTTTCTTAAGAGCACTAAGTAGTTTTAAAGATTTTCCGGAACTACCGGTAAAGTACATCCTACAGAAGTTTATTACTTCTGGGATGTCTTCACTAAGTCCTGCTACATTGCTCTCAAGGTACTCCTGAATGTATTCTTCTTCCATTCCGGATACAGTATCCAATAACTTAACAGCATCACGCACATGACCGTCAGCAGCTTCTGTGAGCATTTCTAATACTTCAGGATCCAGAATGAAATTCTCTTCTCTGCAGATCTTTTTAAGTAATTTTTTAATGGAAGAATCTTTCACTAAATTAAGTTTAATAGGTGTGCATCTGCCTTTGATTTCATCAATAATTTTTTTTGGATTAGTGGTGCAGATAAAAAAGAAATCACAAGGAGAGGGTTCTTCTAATAATTTTCTGATACCATTCTGAAAAGCTTTACTGGAATCCTGCATTTCATCAAGAATCCATCCCCTGTTACCGTGACTGACAACATTGCATTCTTCAATGATATTTTTAGAATCAGCTTTTAAACCATCCTGAGCTAGATTCATTTCTGTAATATTGTAAGGATCTATTTCTAAAGCTTTACAAGCTACTCTTGCTAAGGTGGTTTTACCTACTCCATGAGGTCCTACAATGATATAAGCCTGAATAGGATTATCTTTTTCAACACTTTTTTCCAGAGCAACAACTTGAGGTCCATTTCCAATTACATCTTTGAAAGTAGTAGGTCTATATTTTTTAGTATAACCCATTAAAAAAGCCTCCCAGATTGCCATATTTTTACTACTTCAATTGGAGCTGTGCTTGCTCTAACAGCATTTTCAATAGTTTGCCAAGCTGCTATCCACATCCATAATTGATCAAGTCTTTTATTGGCTGGAGGTTGGATAGTACCTTTCACTAATTTTTCAAAAAGTTTATTTTGATAAGGTTTAAGCCAGTCTCCCATATTAAAATATAAGTCTTCACCTTGTTTTATAAATCTCACAGCTTTCTTTTTGTTCAAAGGATGAGCTTGTTTAGTTATCATATGAAGGAAATCTGATGCAGATCCATACTTATATACTTTATTCATTATAGAGAGATTATCAATTTTTTTTATAGCATCTTCTTTTTCTTGCAATCTAGGAGCTAAAGTTTCCTTTGTGATTTTTAATAATTCAGCATCCATTTCTTTTTTATTCATATTGCATCCTCTTTATAATTATAGATTTTATACTCTATTACGGACTTACTTAATCCTCAAATTCATCAGCTACTGTCTGGAGTTTTTCTTTATGTTCATGTTCTAATTCCTCTACTTCTTTCCAGGCATCAAAATCAATCAATCTAGTAATTTCTTTTTCTACTAAATCTTCTAATACTTTAGGTTCCAAAGCATCAAGTTCCCAGGAAGATTCACCAAATTCATCAGCATACTTTTGAAATCTTGAATCTGTGGTTTTAGCTGGATTTTCAGGAGGATTATACTCTATTACTTGATCCATATTTAAAGCTATTCTAATTACAGTAGGACTTGCGTTTTTAAGAAACATATAAAGGCGATTTTCAATATCACGAGTCATATCCATTCCAGAGGGATCATGATCCCCAAGATAAATAAGTACAGATGTTTTTCTATTATAAAATGCTTTTTTCATTCTTAATGATGCTTCATATAAAGCAGATAAAGAAGAATATCCTTTATTAGCAGTGAAAGTTACATCCCATCTACGACACACAGGTTGTATAATATTAGAAACAGCGTCTTTTTCACTCATTACTTCTACATAATAAGTTTGAGTTTCCCATCTTGATCGATAGTAGGTTTTCATTGCCATTTCTAATATTTCTGTAGGATTATCCCAATGAGTTCTATCAACCGGAATTCTACCTCTGTCTTCAATCATATACCAATCTATCATACCGGCTAAACGCCCTTTACTAACAACAGTGCCTAATTTAGCATATTCTTTTATAGTACTAGGGATGATATTTTGTTTAACAAGTTGATAAAAGAGTTGTCTTAATGTAAGCTTGTAACCTTGTTCTTCATATTCAGCAAGAATCATATTTATATTTTCGATTAATCGGTATGATTTATTATTGAGATTCCAATCTTGATAAAATTCTTTCATATATATCTCCTTTTATTTAATCAAAAAGAATAGGGCCAGAAAGATAAGCTACTCCCGGCAGTGTCTCCGGAGGAAGATCTAATCCCCATGCATACCATCCATGAACACGTACTCTGGCAAAAAGTTCTATTCTTTTTTGAGTAGGATGCATTCTGGTTATCCTATTTCTTATTTCTGCAGGTTTAGTTGAATGATGAGTTCTTGTTTCTGCAAGGAATTGCTGTTCATTCCTGGAACCTCTGGGTTTTGGAATACTTCCCCGTTTACCCACAAGGCAATACTCACATGAGCTCATTGTATAAAATCCCGGATTTACAGCTTCTTTGTACCATACAAAGGCTACAGTAGAATAAGTGAAGCCCCAAGCTTTTAAAACTTCAGCACCATAAGCCAAATGAGGACCGGTTATCCACAAGTAACACACAGAGTTATTTTCAGCTATATCCTGAATAGGAAGTTCTTTAATAGCCTTTAAAGTCATTACTGGATAGTGATCTTCTGCAGATTCAACTGCTTTATAATTATCTTTGGATCCGGAAAACTGAGAATCAAAGTTTTTCCCTACTAAATCATAAGGCCAGGGAGGATCTACATAGATTACATCATATTTTTTAGTGGGGAATTTCATCTGTATTCCTTATATTAGGAACTTCTTGTTGAACAGTAAGTAATAAACTTAATCCAATCCAACCATATCCTTTGGTTCGCAATTCTTGTTTAGCTTGTTCACTTTCGAATAGCATTTTAGAAATTATATCAAGTACAATGTTATCTTCAAGTGTAACAGCTCTCACAATTATATTTTTATAAGCTTCTTCAGTCATTTACAGTTTCCCGTTCAAAATTACAAGTGTCACATTCCCATTTTGTTTCATCAAAATTAAGTGTAACAGATCCATGTTCACAATTAGGACAAGGATATCCTTCTCTTTCATCTTCTGGTGTGTCTTCAAAACTCATACATTTATCCTCTTATTATATTTTATTTATTGGTGGAATAGAAACTGTATTATATTCTCCACACACATTACACATCCACTTTGAGATACCTTTTGGTCCAATAGATTTTGTGTTACAATGATTACAAATATAAGAACGTCCTTTTATCTTTTTTCCTTTTATTATAAAATTTGGAAAATTTTCTTGTTGTATCTTATTTGTAATTTTTTCAAATTCATAATCACTTAAATTCACATATTTCTCCATTCATCTTTAATCCATTTTTCTTCTTTAAGTTCTTTCATATCATTCCAGGTACCATCAATACCACTGACTTCTTTTTCAAGCGTTGAAGGAGAAATAATCCAATCCCAATGTTCTCTAACATAGAGAGTTCCATACTTAAACATTAATTCATCAACAATTTCTCTTTCTTCCGGAACACCGTCCCAACCTATACTGTCATGAATTTCATAAATTTGTTTTGATCTGAGTCCTAATTTTTTAGCTTCTTTCTGGGTTTTTTCCATGGTCCATAATTTGATATGACTGGCAGGTCCCTGTACTGGTCCATTACAGAAGTTATTAAAACTCATGGGCCCCCAGTATCTAAAGCCTGTCAGCATGTCTACATAACCATCTCTTAAATATTTTTTATACATGACATCTCTATTGGCTTTATAAGTAGGGTACTTTTCATTCCAGTAATAATCGATATATATTCTCATCCATTCTTTGAAACGAGCATATGAATTAATGGGGGATCCTTTCTGACGACCACCTACTTCATTAGGCATTCCAATTTTAGATAAATGTTTCTTTACTATTTCCGGAATCTGCTTCCATACACCACTGGCTGTTTTTTCAAGACCAGCACCATATACAGAAGGAAATACGTAACCGTTTTTACTGGCTTGCCGTACTGTTTTGGCTACTTTTAAACCATTAAGAGGATCAATAACTTCCATCCATGCATCATATATCTCATCATCAAGAAAAAGCATTTCAAAAGATACATCTTTATGCATATCTGCAGTATCTTGTTTAAAACAATAGGCAAGCCAGGCAGGATCTTTAAATACGCAACCGGCAATTACAACCTCCAGCATCTTATAATCCCATTCCCATATTTCATTTCCTGGGGAAGGTCTTAATGCTGTTCGCAGCATAGTTTTTGCTTTTTTATTTCTTTTAAAGGGATTTTGGATATTGGGATTAGAACAGCCTGAACGGAATGTCTGGACGTTATGAGTGGAAAACATAGGATGTATCATTCCGTTACAGGCTTCTGTAGTATATTTATTTAGAGTATCATATATTTTTTTCTGTTTTCTTATTTTTACAATAGTATCAATGAAATCATTTTTAAGACTAAGGAGAGCTTCCTCATTTTCTGGCCTGTTCCCAGGTTTTAAATCATCTGACATTCCTACAGGAACATCAAACTTTAATCTATCATAGATATGATATTGAAATCCTTTTCCTTGTATTTTTCGATCCCAATTTTTAGTTTCCGGCATTTCTAATATTCTATCCCAGAGACCATCTACTTTTGCTTTCATAAAACCTGTATTAAGTTCAGCTTTTTCCATGTCAATTTTAAAACCAGCAGCTTCCATGATTCCATGAGCCATGGTACCTTTGTGAAGAAACAAAAAACCTTTTCTTAAATTTCCTTTTAATCTGGAATCCTGGTGCTCAAATAATTTATATTCTAAATGAGCATCTCTTGCTACATACATGAGTTTTTCATGAGTGTCTGCCAGATGAATTTGATTAATAGCATTTTTGCCATATTTCAATTCTTCTTCTTCAGTAGCTTTTAAATACTTATCTACTTCAGAATCATAATTAAGAATTCCTAATTTACAAAAGATAAGATATTTAGCTCCAACATTTTTTTTGTTATGTAGACAGTGAGCTCCAAGCATAGTACACCAATACATATTTTGAACATGTTGTTTAATTCCACGTATATGAGACCAGGTATCTTCAAACTTAGCATTATGAGCTATTTTTTTAATCTTTGTACTTCGCAAAATAAGTTTCATTTTTTTATGAAAATCAGGATGGCTGAAGTAAGGCATCCCAACTCCAAGTATACCATTAGAAAATCCCACGCAATCAATATAATGACCTTCTCTATGAGGTTTAAGACCTGTTGTTTCATAATCAAAAGTAAGACAAGTCCAGGATTTATAAATAGTATCCAGCATATCTAAAGATTCTTTCAATGTATGCAATGCAAATACTTCACTATTATAATTATGCGTGTAAAAAGGTTTATTAATTAAATTGATTGCTTTTCTTAAATCTCTTTTCCAAAGTTTAAGTATAACTGGATCTATTTTTCCTTTGAAATCTACAGATTTTCTAACTTCTTCAGGACTCCATGTAGGACATATGTGTATTTTCCAATCCTGATCTGGAATCTGCTCACCATAGTAAGCAGTCATTTTAATACCGGTAAGTCTACCTGCAGCTCTGGTTCTTATCACACTGGCAGCTGCAGCTATTCCTAATGTGATTATTACATGTGGCCTGAATTCATTTATTTTTGCTGTAAGAATATTATGACACCTTCCAATATCAGCATCACTTACATTGGATTTTTTATTCTTCATAGGAATATGACAGCTCACAGCATAACCATAAATAGTATCCCTACCTAAATTAAGACCAAGCTCCATAAGAGTTTCTCTAAAAAACTTTCCGGATTTATCATAAAAAGGTTTACCTTCTTTATCAGCTTTTTTACTGGGAGATCCATTTATTATTAAGATTTTACGTTGACCCTTTCCAGCAAATTTCATTATAGGGGTTTTAACTTCTACACGTTTGGGACATGTCGCACAAGCATTTACTTTAGTGGAGAAAGGATTTTCTTCTACTACTTCACCAAAGTCAAAAAAAGATGATTCCATTATTATTCCTCTACAATTATAATGTTTCTATGATTTATATCTAAAAACTTTGGATCTTCACTTACTGAAAACCAAACTAAGTACCCTAATTCTTTACCACAATTACTTTTCCACATTTTACCAGGATATTTGCCTGAAGGAATTGACGTTGAATATTCTTTTAATTTTTTAAATGATTCCTTATTCATTAAAGCACTTTCATCATCAATTAAAATATCATCTCTATTAGGTTGTTCCCAATATTTACCCCTAAGATCTGCCATTTCTGGTATTGTATTATTCATATATATTCCCTCTTACAAAAAAATCATTATCACTGTTTTCTCTTAAATCCAAAACAGCCACAGGCATTGACACAGAATCATATTGAACCATAAAACAACAATCAGAATCATCCCAAAGAATAGTGCCTTTTATTACTCCCTTAAAAAAGGATTCTTCATAATAATGTTGAATTTCATCACCTTCATATACTTCTGTACCAGCATTATCATTCATACCAATTTGTTGCCCTACAGTTTCAGGATATACTGAAACATGGTCTAATTCATTCTCATAAGAATTAGTTTCTTTTTCAATACAAACTGATTTTGTAAAATAAATATAATGATCATTATCTATTCGAACATAATACCCATAAATCCATTCATCATTATCAATTCTTTTTCCTCGATATATTTTCATTTATTCTCTGGCCCCTTCCTTAATATTAGTAATAGCCATTACCTGACTATCAGTAATATGTTCGTTCTCATTAACCCATTTTAAAATACCTTGTAGAGTACTGTCAGCATATTCATAAGCCGGATCCAAAAGCATTTCATCTAAAGTATCTCTCCATTCTTCCCAATCATAATCCATTTTGTCTCTCCAGTTTTTCTCTATATTTTTTTGAACATTCACATTGATTGCATTTTTTAAGAGTCATACATCCCATAACACATTCCCCACCAGGACAATCATCAGAGTCAAAAGGACATACACCACCAAATGTTTTCATAGCTTCTTTAATTATTTCTGAGGTAATCATATCAAACTTCTTTTTCAAACAGAGGACAAATCATAGATTTGAATCCTGGGGTGGTCATGATAATAAGAGGATAGACTTTATTTTTTGCTAATTTCATAGGTTTAATCATAATCCTCTTACACTTTTCAGAGGCATCTTTCAGGTAATCAACATAGTAACGTCCCTCTTCAATTTTATCAAAAGCTACTAAGGGAGAAGTCCATTCTACTGAAGAGGTTACTTTTCCATTTTTACTATCTGCAGCAAACAGTAATTCATCTTCACTAAAAGTAACTCTGATAAACTGTTTTTTTGCATCATCTGATTTACTACTTAAAACAGAGCATTCATCAACTGCAGAAAGAAATCCTTTAGGTATTTTAGTATTAAAATATTTTTTATTATCTTCCTCTTCTTCCTGAGCCAGTAAGAAATTAAGTGCTCCTGTAAATGTTGCAGTATCCTGAAGAATAAAACTGAAAATAGTACCATCTTCATCTATGAGATGAAACCATTCAGCAGATTCTTTTCCAGATACATCATAAGCTTTCAGTCCAGTTTTAATTTTAAGAATAGTTTCAACATTTTTTTGACTGATCCAAAACTCTCCCATAGAATGAGAAATATTAAAGAAATTACTAACAACCTGATTGGTTCCATAAACCATATAGTCTTTAAAATATACTCCGGACCATTTAGTAATATTACCTTTAATACCACAACAACTTAATGCTTTCCGGAAATCTCTTGGGAGATCTTCTGAAGGTATTAAGCTGTGGATAGTAGCTATTTTTTTCTGCACAATTTCAGCTTTAAAAAATGTTAAAGAAGCTGTAGTTTTCCCAGCTTTTATTTCCAAAGCATCTTCTGTTATTGAGAGAATTAAATCTTCTGATTTACCTTTCTTCAATAATTTATGAAGTTTGTCTCCGGAGACACTACCAGCTATGTCTTCTGTTGAAAAAGGACAGGTAACACAAACTCTGGCATTATAAGTATGGAGTCCTGAAGCAGTAAAAACAATAGTCTGAACTCCTTCAAGAAGAGCTCTTTCACTTCCAACTCCAGGCATAACTCTTTCTACTGCAGCCAATAAATCTTTACGTTTACATTCCATTATTTATCCCTTATCACTGTATATTTAGAACTTATTGATATTTTAATATTTCCTTTTTCATTCACATGCTTAAGTTTGATAGCATCAATAGCATGTTCTATTATTGGGAAATGTCCGGATAAATATCCCCTAGCTAATTTCCATTTAAACTTCTGTTTGCTGTATATAAAAAAGCCGCCATGCTTACAGGGTTTTAATTTATATTTATATTTTTTCATTTTTTTTCCTTTTAAGTTCTTTTTTCACCATTCTTTCAAGTTTTCTGCGTTCAGCTCTATTACCTGTAAATATTTTTCCAAGTTCAGATTTATTATCATATTTACTTACAGCCATTTCAACTTTTTGTTTGTCAGTCATTTGCTCTTCTTGAATCCCATAAAACATATTTGGAACAGCTTCATTCTCTGCAAACCTTTTTATCTCACCTGTTTCTCTATTCATTATCTCCATCTCCTTTATTAAAATATTTATCTGCTATTTCTAATAATCTAATAAGAAGACCAGTAACACATAAAACAATAACAATTCTGATAAGTCCGTTCATAATTATTGTTGCTGTACTCATTTGGATTCTCCATATAGAGGAGGAAATCCTGCTTCAAGATCATCAAATAAAGGGGGTGCAATTTTTCTTAATTCTCTTAAAAGCGGAATCATTAGTCTTCTTATTTGAGGATGAGCTGCTGGACTTGTTCTAAGATCGAAGATATGCCTCCACTCTCTCACGTTTGCAGTAACTATAATTTCAGTCTTTAATGAATTAGGAAGAACAGATCTTGCTTCTTGTGGAGAGCATCCTTCTTTGATCATATCTTGATAATTTAATTCAGCACCAGACATAGCATTTATCCATGTTGAATATTTACGTGAAGGAGGAGCCTTTTCTTGAGCCCAATCAAAAACAGGTCTTATGAATTCAGTGTCACCATCATACTTTACATATCTGGTTGACTCCTGAGCAAATGATGCAATTCTATGTCTCACAAGTTCATGAGTGACACCCCGATCAGTAATAAACTTTACTGTTATACTACCGTGTTCAATCATTGCATGGTGACCTTTTTTAATCAGCATTCTGCAAAACTTATCTGCTGAATCATAGGTTATTTTATCTTCAGATTTATAACAGGTTCTACCTGCAACTTCTATTGCATATACGATGTCTTCAATTACATCTATGTCTGTTAAAATTTCATGGCTCTGATTTATTATCTTCATTACTTAATCTCCTCTCTTAAATTTTCTATTAGTTTGTTTATTTTTTTTAAAATATAATTTGAAGGTTCACTATTTATCATTAAACGTGTTATTTCTACCAGTTCTGCAATAATTGTAATATTTTTCATTCACTTACTCCATTCACCGGATATTTTATCCAATCTCTTTTTTTAACTTCAGACCAAACATCTGTAATAATTTTGTCAAGATCAAAATTTTTATCTCCACAATAATCAGCAAGAAATATAATTATATCTCCTATAGCATCTTTAGCGTTTTCTATATGGTTTTCATTTATACGAATATTTTGCTCTTCTTTAAGTTGAGCATGTGCTAATTCTCCAAGTTCTTCCATTACACCCAAAAGACTTTTATGTGGTTTTCTGTTAGTTGGAAAATTATAATGAGCCCATTTATAAACTTCAGCCTGTAATATTTTAAGATCCATCTTTTTTCCTTTTTTCCACTAATCTTATAATTTCATGATTAATATACCATTCTGCTTTTTCAAGATCTTCAATTTCTTTTTCTGGATCTTTTACTCCTGCTCTTGCAATATATTTAACAGCTGATCCTCTTTCAAAATTCATGTTCCAAGCATCAATAAAATCAATAACTTCAATTCCACCTTTATTATAATGGTCCGGATGATGTACTGCTTCTTTTTTACTCATTTATTTTCCTTTTCATCTGAGCTGCCAAATCCCAAACCATTTCGATTATCATCAAGTGTTTCCACATCATCAAAATAAGGAATAAATTGTGGAACTCCCTGGCAGATTTTATCCCCTTTATCAATTCTTAGATTACGTTCTCCATTATTATAAAGTTTGACATGTATAATAGCTTTGTTATCTTTTGTAGAAACATAATCCTGATCAATCACACCTGCATTTGAAGCCTCAAGACTTATTTTGAAAGCTACCCCAGATCGGGATTGAATAATTAAACATACAATCTTTCTGGGAAGAAGTATTGTTTCAGTGGTAATTATTTCCATAGGATTCCAAGAGATACCAGTAGAAACATTTCTTGATTCTCTTTTGGGAATATAAACTGTTTCATCAGAATAAAAATCTACACCTGCAGATACTTTGGTGTGTCTGGTTGGCAGTTTAGCAGTAGGGGTTTCAGCTTTGAAATTGTATTTCATCCTTCAATCCTTTTGGCAAGTTCTTTTATTTGTAATTGCTGATAAGCAATTTTAGATGTAAGAATACCAGTTATTATAGTTAATGCTGTAGCAGCATCCCAGTTTGGATGTTGTTCTTCAATAGTGTTGAAACATACTTCTGATATTTTTTCTGCTGTCTGACGTATCATTTCATCAGTTATATTTTCAAACATTACTCTCCTCCATAAGAAAGCAACTTAGGCATTTTACCAGTTTTTACCATAGTCTGAAGTTTAGGTAAAATATGACTGGATAAAGATAATCCATCAGGCATCACAATAAATGCCATGAATTCTTCTTCAATAGTAGATATACCACATTCAATAGCTTCAAGCTTTGCTTTAATAGCAAGCAGTAGAACTCTCCATCTTTGTCGAATCTCCTGATCTAATTGATTATCGATTGCTGACTTTGTTCTGGATTTACCGGTTTCAGTTTTTATAAATTCAGATCTTTCAGGTAATATAATTGAAATTTGTATTGATAATCCGGAATATGAAAACATAACATGAGCTTTTGTTTTTTCTTCCATAGTTCCAAAACGGTCTGCTCCATATTTTCTGAGTGTACTTTGAATCTCTGCCTGAGATTTTTCAGGGCTTACGGTTGTACTTTTTGCATATTTACTCACAATATCTCCTTTGGCATTTTTATATATCTGAAAGGTGATAGATATTTTCCATTTTTATCACGTAATGCAAAATGCACATGAGGACCAGTAGTTTTTCCATTTAATTTTTGACTTATTCTTCCTAGAGGAGTACCTATATCAACTTGTTGATTTTCATACACATAAATTTCACCTAAATGACCATATTCAGATTCATCACCGTTTGGATGAACTATCACTACATATCCATCAAAAATATCATGACCTTTAAAATATTTCATTTTACCACTTATTTTATGCCAACCCTTAGAATAATATTTAATCTTTATTATTCCTTTTCCAATAGATTGAACCAATGCATCCGGAGTTCCTTTTATTTTATTACCTACTAATTTTAATCTTTCACCAATCATATCCTGTCCAGTATGATTAGTTTGACTCATACCTCCGACATTATCTTTAGTAGGATCCAATCTGATTCCAAAGGGACTAGTATATCCTCTGAATTCATTTAAAACTATTGGGCTTCCATAAAGTCTATCCGGTGTAGGCATATAGGTATACCAATCTTTTAGCACAGTTAAATCTGATTCAGTATTTTTAAGTTCTGTATTTAATTGTGCAATGTCTTTTGCATACTTTATTTGATCTGCTTTCATAGTGGTCCAAAATAATTGCGTAAAAGACCCTAAAAAAATAAATCCCAATAGAATAAGTAAAAATAATGGAAACCTGTATTTTTCAATATTCATAAACCCTCTCCCCTTGATTATGGTGATTACAGTTTAAAACGGTCTCTATTCATCATCATCTTCAATACCTTCAATTTCATCTGTGAAGATACTGTCTAAGTACATCCTACCAATGCTGAAACCAGTTAAAACTGTTACTTCTCGAAAGCTTCCCAGTCCATCTCTTTCATACCAGTACTGAATACGGGAAAGACCATGAGCTCTTTCTTCAGCTCCTACTACTATACCAAAGATCTTACCAGCATGGGAAAGTTTATCATAGAACCCACCAAGACCCTCTATACCATATTTTTGACCATCAAATGATTTCCTATTACCCTGGGTGGAAGTCATAATGTGTGCATTTCTTTCTACAGCCATACCTGCTAAAGCTTCCCATACAAAATTTTCTTCTTTTTGTTCCCGATCAAACTTTCTTCCACTTCGAAGAATATCAGCATAATCCACGATTATTAAATCAGGAAGGAATCCTTCTTTTTCTTGATAAGATAGTTCTTGTTCCATTTTAGTTAGAGTAGCTTTTCCTCTGGGAATAGTAACAATTTTTAAGCCACCCCCATTTAGCATGGTCTTCATTTTTTTCTGCTCTTTCAAAATAGCCATTCTACTGTAATTAGGTGTAGGTAATGTTCTATCTCTATATTTAATCTCATTACCCTCAAGATAAGGCATTTCTATAACACCACCATTTCTGTGAGATCCTAAATGACCTTGCCATGCTCTTCTTAAATACATTCGTTGTGTTATTTCAAAATTGAATATAATTACTTTAAGCTCATTTAAGGCAGTTCTCTGAGCACAAAATAATTTGAACCATGATTTCCCACCCTTTGTAGGGGCCACAATACCTGTAAGCTCTCCTCTATTAAAAGGACCAAGAGCTTCTCCCAGTTTTCCAGGTAATCTAAGCACTACTTCAGTGTGATCATTAAAGGCATCAGAAATGATATGAGAGTCTTTAAATAGATCAACAGCCTGACTTCCTACAATTTCAATTCTATTATATCCAGCTATAGTAGATTCAGCTTCAGAAAAATCTCCCATATCTACACTATCTTGAATTTTCTCAGATAAACGCACGAGACTTTGCATCCGGAAATGCTCAGTTATCACCTTTGCATTGTATTCAGGATTAGAAGTATTATACATTTTCCAATTTTTAGCTAAACGTTTAAGCATAGTAGATACATTTTTTCGGATATCTTTATCACGGATAAGACTTCTATTCTTGATGTAAATACTCTCTATATCTTTTCCAGGAGCTCTTTCTGTTTCAGCATAATAATCTCTGATCCAACGAGTAAGAATCCTACTGTATTCATTTGACATTAACTCAGGATCCAATACTGGAAAAACTCTTTTTAAGATTTCAGTATTAGTTATAAGTTGACCAAGAAATGTTTTTTCCTGGTCATAAGAAGATAGATCATCCCTTTCAATTTCCATTAAGTTTCAATCCTTTACACTATTTAGTATGTAGCAAAACTTCTATTTGTTCTTCAAAATTAAGAGTAAGAGGATCCACAAGATGAACCGTTCCAGGAAGATAGGCTGAAATTAGAGAAGCTTCCACAATCTCTCTGGTAGTATCCTGAAACAACTCATTTCCCATATCAGCTATCTGCTGCTTAATTCTTTTTATATACAATTCTTTTGATTCAGTTACAAACCATCTGATTCCTAATGGAGTAAGTTCTTGAATTTGTGGTCCAAGATATTTGCCCCGATGCCTTGTGACTTTTGGTGTAGGATAATCACATTCAATACATTGTATTTGGTTTGGAATTACCATATCATTTGAATTCCAAACATATTCTGTTTTATTACATCTCCGGCAATAATATGTGACTAATCGATAAGCATCAATATTTTTAAACTTATTCATTTTTTTATCCTTTTTAATAATTTATAAAGCCATTTTGGTTTAAATCGACTACATGTAGTATCATCATTCACTTGAACACAAGTGAGATATATTGGTACTCCCAAGCAACTTGCCCTACCTGTATCTCCACACAACCAATCTCTTCTTTGCTTAAGTACATGCTTGCAATCTTTACAATATGTTACCATTTAAAACTCCTTCTTTAATTCTTTTTCTATTATAATATCTCTGAGTATTTTCAGAATGAGATACCCATTCTAAATTATCCATATGAGGATTTGCTTTATCCTCATCCAGATGATCTACTAAAGGAAGATTACCAGGATTAGGGATAAAGGCTATTGCTACCAATCTATGAACAAAAAAATTTTTACGTCTTCCATTGATTCCTATACCAATTTTTAAATGACCTTTATAATGTTTCCATAATTTTTTAATATGTCCATTTTTACTATTTTTAATTCTTCCATGTGAAGAAACAGAGTAAATAGAATTAGTGATTTTTTTCCATTTTTCTTTAGCCATTACAACTCACTTTATCTGGAGCCCAGGTATTTTTTATTAAATTTAATTTTTTTCTACGTTCTCTTTCTTTTGTTTGAGCTATCCTTACTTCACTTTCCATGATTCGTTTATTTGTATAAAAAGGAATGTCAGCTGCTGTAATAGTTTTATAATCGGATTCTCTGCAGCCACCCTCCGGACAATATACATTAAATGAATCCCAGTTTTGGCAATAAGGATCTACTGGACAAGGGATTTTTTCATCCATAATCACTTCCTTCTTTAATCCTACTATCCCTCGAATTATTGCACATCGCAACACCTAAGAAAAACATAAAAAATCCGAATGGAATTAACATTAATAACCACCATGCTGAAATCATTATTTCTCCTCCTTTAAAGCTTCTTTAATAATTGCATCCATGTCATATCGGGCTACTCCCCATGGTGTATCCCTTCGTGTTTTATCAAGTTGCTTTTCAAGTTCTATTATTGCATCCCTTAATTTCTTGTTTTCAAAATCAGTATAATGCAAAGCCTCTTTAAATCCACCAAAAGCTATTACTATATCAGTTTTAAAATATCTACCATGAGTTTTAAAATACTTTCTCTCTATATCGGTCATACCACTATAGTATTCTTCAAATACTTCATTTATTTTATTCATTCAATTCCCCGATGGTCTAACATCAGCATATACAAACCAGCACCAATAAATTAACCAAAGATTTGAGATTACAATTACTAATGGTATATCCCAATAAGCCCCTTTTCCCACAATTTTCAAATGATCCATAAATAAGTAAACAGTTAAATTTATAGTCATTATAAAATGCACACCAAGTAAAATGATTATCAATATTTTATCCATTCAATCCTCCAATAAATCCAAAATATCACCCCATCGATTTTTCCAGGTTTTTAATTCAGAATTGAATATTCTTTTCATTACCCATTCTCTGGATCTTCTTTTCTGACGTATCTCTCCTGTGTTTACAAATACAATATTAAATATAATCACATCATTATCTTGTTCTATGATTTCTAATTCTACTGCTTGTTGTTTCATTATTTAATTCCTTTCTTGCTTTATATTTTTCTTTTAATAACTTCAAAAAATTACCACGAGCATTAAATTCTTTAGTTGATTTTCCTTCAATAATATCTCTGAAAGTTTTCTCTGATCGCTTTAAAACTCTATGTATGTGATCATCCGTAGTTCCGGGAGAAAGTAAATAGCTGACGCTCACAGGCTCCAATTGTCCTGGACGATCCAATCTACCAATTCCCTGATCCATATCAGTAAAGGCCCAGGGAAGCTCTACAGCGGCTATATCTGAGCACACTGTCTGCAGCCCGTCTATTCCTACTGCAGACAAGATCTGCATTATCAATAATTGTTTATTACCAAGGAAATCTTTTTTTACTTTTACACGTTGGCTTGCGGAAACACTTCCATCAATATATACTGAAATCCGGGGAAATTGTTTCCGGAGATATTTAATAACATCTCTATGATAAGCATATACTATAAGTTTTCTTTCTGAATCAAGAAAATCTTTTATCCAGTCTATTACCATGTCTTTCTTAAGATAAAAGACTGACCAGAATAATTTTTCTAAAGCTACATCTTCTTCAGATTTAGATTGAGCTGCCGCCATTGCCTCAATTGCTTCATCTTCCATAGCAAAATAATCTATTTCTGAAACCGGCATAGGAACAATTGTAATTGGAAGAAGAGGAGGAAGATCTTTTAAAACTTCTCTTTTTTCTTTCCGGAACATAACTTGAGTCATAATTTCATATAACTCAGAAGTATGTTTGTCACAGGCTACTTCAATACTTCCAAACTCTGTAGGCATTGTCTCACAGTATCGTTTTTCAAATGCTGTAGGAGAATCATATAGTATAGGATCCAAAATATTGAGAGTAGGAAATATTTGACTTCTCTTGGATCTAATGGGACTTCCGGACATAGGAATTACATAAGATAAACTCTTACTGAGAGTTCTAAAGGCTATGGTTCTGGACGTATATAAACTACCAAGAGCCTGACTTTCATCTCCAATTAAAGTTTTAAAGTTTCTACTTAAAAGATATTTGTACCAATTTTTCAATATGTCCCAATTAATAACAACTGTTATGTCTCTTGGAATTTTGTAAGGAGTTCTACTTTCTAAAACTGTGACAGGAGTGCCTATCCAAT